AAAATAGAAATTATAAAATAATGTGTTTGTAATATTATGTCCGACTTAAAAAAAAATATTGTCACACACATTGAGTCAAAAATGTTGTGCACCCTCTTCAAAAATACCAATCAAAATTATAACGCTACACCAATTATAACCAACTAACGTTTGTCAATATTTTTTTAAATTTTATCGATAATATGTGCTCATCATTTCAATCATAATTTCATGGTGTTTGCTGTAAATTGGTTGATTAATTGGTATATAGTATTCGTAATTATTTGAGGAAGATATTCTTGAAAAACAACATCCCATGATAGATATATTATAATAAAAAAATACTTATAACATAAATTTAAAATTTTTACTTATTTATTCGTTGTATCTCTTGACATTTCTACATGATGTCATTGCTTCAGCAGTTTCAAGGCCTTCATCAACTAAAAATTGGTCTAATTTTTGGATGAAAGTTTCCATATAGGTATTGATATTGTCTCTGAATTCTTTTCTATGGTATGAAACATTGAATATATCGGGAATATCTTTGTTGGGATAATAGCAGTCTTTGGAAAAGAAATCGTCATAATAATATTTATATGCTTTCAATTTAATATAAACTCTTTCCAATCTTGTTGAATATTGAATCTGATAAATATTAGCAGTAGTAGGGGATTTATCAAATATTTTCTCGTAAAAATATCCCTTTGTCATTTTTTCAATAAGTTATAATCATTTTGTTTTAAAAAATCAATTTTTATTAGTGGGTAATTAGTTTTCTATATATCATATCGGTTATTCTTAATTCAGATCTATATTTTCGAATTTCCTGGAGAATACTATCTTTGGATCGGTCAATGTTCCAATTTATATTGATTGGAACATCAGGCGAAAGAATACGATGTAAAATTTCATGATGTTTGTCACGAATGAAAATGGCATTGTTTAGTTTAGTAATAATTGTAAGTTTTTCAATAATGTCGGAAGCATTGTAATCAATGGAAAAAGAAAGATCTTCTTGAACATAATTATTAATATCTTCATACACCGTATCTAAATAAATTACTGCTGACTCACTTACTCTTGTAATACCATATGGAGCAACCATGTTTTTTATTTTAAATTTCTTATCGTCATTATTGATATGATTAGCGGTGATTTGTAATCGGGTGATTGCTTGTGTTGCAAGATTAACCAATCTATTTAATTTTTGATCAGAAAATAAAAGCCTGAATGAGTTTTGGATATCAACGGCATCCATCATCTTGCCATTGTTTAATTCGACTAGAAAACAAGCACACCTTAATATTTTTCCAAGTGATACTGATTCGCCGGTAAGAACAGCGATTTCTTCGCGGATTGACATTTTTTTGTTGGTTAATTATAGTTATAAAATGATTCAATTTTTTATGGGATAATTATATGTTAGCCATCCAGAAATGGGTACTCCCATAAGAGGGGAAACTCCATAGCCATATTTAATACTAGTTACATCATATCCGAGCATCTTTAGTAAAACCATGGCTTGAGATGAAGTATGACCCACATAGCAAATCAGAAATATTTTTTTATTTCGGGGAATTTTATTGAGGTTTTCTTCATTGAGTAAGTCAAGCCAGAAAATATTATGAGAACCCTTAATATGGAATTTGTCATATTCGCTTTTTTTTCGTAAATCGATTAGAAAATATTTTTTGTTTTTTTTGGAATAATAATTTTCATAAAAATCTTTTGGAGTAATGTAATTCCAATCATCTTTAGTTTTCACAAGATATTCTCTTAGTTTATCAATCATTTAAGATATTCATAGATATTTTTTTTAATATATAACAACTCAACTAAATCCAATACAACATGTTTTATTAGTAATGTTTGGTAAAAATATTATAACGTCTGTCTCTACATATTGGACAGGTATTGCTTCTGGGAAACCAGGCATGTATGCATTCCCAATGGTAAAGATGTGCACAAGGTAGTTCACAAATATCTTTTGTTTCATCATCATCTAAACAAATTGAACAATGAAAATTTGCTTGTCCTGGTAATCTAATTAGAACTCTTCTTCCAGTTCTTGGATGTCTATTTGTAAATCTCACAAAGTTGGGCTGAGGTCTTTCTGGTGAAAAAAACCGTTTGATAGCATATCCTGTACTAACTACAACAGTACAAGCTGTGGACAAATAAACAAGTGGGCCATATTTACTCCACCATTCCTCATTTGTTTTTTCCTCATCACTATAATAACAGCAATCATGTGTGCAAATATGCTCATTGTTTTTACCATTTGCTCGACCAATTGGAGTTAATTTTTGCTGAGTTCTGGAAAAATGAAAATCGACAAAATATTGCATGTTAAAAAAGAATTTTTTGTCGCAATTCAAGACGGTTTTTCCGTAAGAAATTGATTCATCTTTGTATGGCCAATGTTCTCTCAAAGTACCAAAAAATGGATTAAATGTATTTCGGTGCATATTGATGAAGTAATTTTTTTGCCTTTCAATAATAACATGATTGCAAAAACGTGGATGATTTGCATCATAAACACCTGGTTCAGTTGAAATCAATGAAGAAATTGTTGGATCATTAATGCCAATGGCTTCATAAGAAGCCCCACCCATTCTAAAATCTTTGGCAACGATTTGTGCGAGAATTCCTCCAATGTAATGGCCACAAACATAGAAATCCCAACTTGGATGTTCTTTTACAATATTGAAAATCTCATTTTCAATATCGAAGATATATTGAGACCAATCAATGAAATTCAAATTCACTGGATCTTTTGGGGCAATAAAACTACCTGCAATTGAAATGATAACTCTTTTTGGAGTAGTTGTTTCTGTTTCGATAAATAAAAAAGAGAGGCTGTTCGCATATATTCTTTTTTTAACGTAGAAATAGTAACTTTCTCCATTTTCATCTTCATTCAATATTTGACTTCCAACGCAATCAGCCTGATAGGCATACATTGAACAAATTGCGAGAGTTCGTGCGCTTGGAATATTCTTACCCTTATTCGAGTTCAAATAATCATTTCTGATTTCTTGCGAAAGTTTGTTTAAAATAGTACTCATGTGTTTTTTTTCAAATAGAAATAATAAAAATTATAATCAATTTTTTTTCTTAGTGTTTCCATATACATAAATCGTTCGTACATGGTTTTCCACCCTCTCTCGGATTAAAATGATGTTGAATAAAATGATCAATCAAATGAAGTTTGATAGGATTTGATTCGTTTTTTTCACCTGAACCTCTCGGTTCATGTATAATAATATTTCCAAAATAATTATTAGAATCGCAAAAAGATTCAATCCAGGCAATTTCTCCGCGTATAATATGGTTGTAAAATCTAGAATGAGCACTGTGATATAGATAAATTTCTTCATTATCCGTTTCAAATAAGGATCTATTTTTCACCCCTAGTGCACAAAAACTTGCACCCGGAATGTTAAATTTTCTTGAAATATCTTGTGCCAAGGTTCCTCCTGCAGAATGACCGGTGACAAAATATGCGAAATTATATCTTTTATTTCTTTTAACTAATTCAGTGACACCTTTTACACAAGATGCAAACGCCTTATTCCAGGGATTGGGGTAAATTTTTCCAATGATATTTCTTATCCAGTCTTTTCTTGTAAGAGTTGATGAAAAAAAAGAAGTGGGATTTTCGGATCCTTTAATAGATATAATTGCTCTTGATGGCATTGATTTTAGATCTGATAGAACATAGATTACAATCCTTCCATCTTCCCATTTATCATGTACATTCCATAAACAAGAGATTCCATTTTTACATAACTCAATTACATAATTATTTTCACCATATCCATATGATAATTGGCTGGCTTTTGCTAAAACGTTTGCCTCAGGAAATATACTTCCTATCAAATTAAATTGTATTTCACTATACTCCATTTTACACATATCAGTATTTAAGTATATTATAATCAATTTTTTAGTATCTGTACAAATAATCAATAATTATGGGACCAAAAGAAACTAATGTCGTAAAAATAATTCCAAATGTTGTGATTGCAGTTCCATTTTTTTCCCAATATTCTTCTTGTTCTTTTTCTCTTGAACTGAAAAAGCAAAATGAATGGGTACATTCATGACTTGCTCTTTCCTTGTTTCTGGAAGCTTCATTTCCAAATTTTGGATCTTTTCCAGAAAAATGCCAATCACAAAAATTTTCCATTTTGAAAAAATAATCATAACTCATCTTCGTCCCAATAGTTTGATTCATTCCGGATCCTTCTCTCAAATATCTTTCAGTGAATGGCCAATGTAAAATAACATTTCCAAAAAATGTAACCACTGGTTCTTGCTGTTTCAAAAAATATTTTTTATCTTCAGTATTTATCACCACATGATTATATAATTTTGGATGATCTTCATCATAATAATTTGGCTGTTCCATTGGTATTACCATGATTAATTGAGGATCTTTTATACCAACAGAAAAAAAAGTAGCACCACCTAAGCGTAATTCTCTAGCGAGATATTGTGCAATAATTCCGCCAAGGTAGTGTCCACAAACGTAATAGTCTGCCAAAAGATTTTCACGTATTTCAGTGAAAAATCCAATAACACTGCTTTCAAGAATATCTCTCCAATGAATTGTCATTAAGTTAATTTCTTTTTCTAGACTTGTTTTGGTGCAAGTGAATGAAAGAATAACTCGCTGTGGAGAAGAATTCTCAGAATAAGCAGACATTATTGTAACATCATTGTAAAGATGATAGCTTTTTATTCTGAATAAATGTTTTTCTCCATTTTCTTCTTCATTTAAAAAAGTTTTACCAACGTTCATGGGACTGTAAGCATATTTAGCACAGTATGCCATTACTTTTGGAGAAGGAACATTTCTCCCTCTTACTCTTGAGAAATATACATCTTTTTCGGGTGTAGATAAATACTGATTGTATTTTTGCATTTCTTTGATACATTTTAATTGTATAATAAATATTTAAATCAATTTTTTTATAATTAAAAACAAAAAGTGTCCGAAAGAGGTTCACCATTTTTTTTATCAAAATCTGCAAATAAATGGAATCTTTGTATGAAACCTGGTAAATGTTTTGTAAAAAATGGAATATATGGTTTGTTTGATGAGAAAATTGTCAATGTATTTTCTTTCGTATTATTCACCAAATATCTGAGATCTTCTTTCGTAATTGATGAATAAACTTCAAAAATTAATTCATTTGTATTAGGATCCTGTCTGCAAAATTTCCATGCTATATCAGAAACATCAATGATTGATCCATTTGGAATGGAATCAAATGCACTTCGTAATTGAAAGGAAGTAAATTCTCCCTCAATCTCATATAGAGGTCTATCAAGTCTTACTGCAATCTCCAAACAACTTTCTGTTTTTCCAGTGCAATTATCTCCAACTAACATAATAATTGACAGATTATTGCAGTTAACACTTTGAATATTACGGTTAACATAATTAACAACAATTGATTGTGCATTTTTATTAACGTTTTGATGGGGAAATCTGCTTCTTTTTCCTACTTTTAGTTTCCATAAACCATTTGACATAACGAATTTACGAAAATGTGTCTTATCACTAAAAAAAGATTCGTAATTTCTTTCAATCGTTGGCTTCACAATGTCTCTGTAAGTGCTCATTCCGTCATTTGTAGTATAAATAATCACTTGATGTAAAGAAATGTCTGAAGCAACATTGATAATGTGAAAAACATAACGAAATGTTCTAGTTTGATTGTATGTAAAATCAAAATACATTTTACCATCTTCTGGAACAATTGTATTTATTGTATTGCCATCAGGGGCAACGGAAAAGTCAATTGTTTTACGTTTATTTGTTTGAAATTTAAACAAATTATTGATGAAAATGTGGTAGTAAAATGCGTAGAGGAAGATTGGATTTTGACGACAGGTGAAATTATCAATCTGGGTCAAACTCTGAATATTTTCCTCATAGTTTGTTTCCACTTTTGGACCAAACAAATAAGTGAAAAAATTTATTATTTTAGCAATCATAATATTCATACAATAACGGATACTTTATAAAAATTTAAATCAATTTTTTACAAAATTGTACAGTTAGAAGGAGAAGGAATTGGGTCGTTTGCTTTTTTAAAACACTCAACATGAGAACATAATTTAATTGTGGTTGAGGAAAAACAAATGTGAAAATTAATTTGTTTTTCCAAATCATAATTTTTATTCGAAGGAGTGTGAGCCATAATTTCTCCAAAATAAAGAATTTCTTTCGTATTTTTTTTCTCTGGAATTATATTTTCCAGAATGTGATTGTAAAATTTTGGATGAAGATGATCGTACAAGAATTTTTCTGATTCAGGTACAAAGGATAATATTTTATTATCGTTTATGCCGTAACTATTGAAAGATGCCCCTCCAATTCTGAAAACTCTCGATAAATGTTGTGCAATAATACCATTTAATTTATAGCCAACTACATAGAAATCATAGTCAGGGTATTTTTTAATAAATTTGCAGGTTAATGTTACAGCTTCATTAAGTATATCCTTAAATATTCTGAAATTGGTCATATCATCTTCATTATTGGTAAATTTTCCGGAAGGAATTAAAATAATTCTCGGCATCCCAGGAATATCCTCAAGTAATGTAATCATTTTAACTGTTTTTGATGCCTCGCTTTCAAATAATAAAAACTTGTGAGGAATACTATCTGGTGGAGAATCAGTAATAAATGAATCTGCATCAAATGTGCTTATTGATGATGATAAAAAACAGGTGTTTGCTTGTGGAAGATTTTTTCCTTTATTAATTGTTTGAAAACGTTCAAATATTTCTCTTGAAAAAGTTTGTAAAATAATTCTCGACATTTCTTTATACATTTTTGTTAAGGTTTATAAAATAATAAATCAATTTTTTTATCTTTACTTTGACAAAACAGGATAGTATTCGTTAATTGCATCTGGATTTTCAACTGAATTTGTAATAATTTGATTATTTTTTTTATTAAAATCAACAAGTACATTGATTCTTCTTAAGAATCCAGGTACAATTGTACGGAAAACTGG